CCGCCGCTGCGGCCAATACTTATACGGTTGTCGCCGGTGATACGCTTTCGGCGATCTGCCGGCGGTTCTACGGCGAACCGTCGCTGTATCCGCAGCTGGCCAGCTACAACAAGCTCACGAACGCAAACCTTATCCGGACCGGGCAGGTCCTGACGCTGCCGGACATTGAAACGCTCAAAGGCACCAGGGTCACGTGCTCCTTTACGGAACCGGGCCTTATTAAAAATCGATCAGCCGTGTATATCGAGAAATATTCTGTATACAAAAACGCGGGGTGATGTGATGGCCATTAAAACCAGCATCACGACGGCAGACGGGACTGTCGACGCCACTCAGCTGGTGCAGACGACAACCTGGAGCGGTGACTACAAGCAGTGTGCCCGAACGCTTGATTTCGGCCTTCTGTCGTCGTCGACGGACAAATACATTCCGGTTATCCCGTGCCCGAACGGCAGCGGCGTCCTGCTGGCGGAAGACAGCCTTACACGGTTTGACGGCTACATCCTGTCACGGACGAAGAGCACCGAAAGCAGCATCATTGATGTTGCCTGTTACGACAGGGGTTTTTATGTAAAGAAAAATGAAGCGTCCTATAAATTTGTCAACATGACGCCGGAGGCTATTACCCGGCGCGTCTGTGCTGACTTCGATATCAAGATTGGCCCCATCGCCGAAACCGGGGTGCAGGTCAGCCGGATATTTATTGCCAGTAGTTTGTATCAAATTATACAGACGGCTTACACGCTGGCGTCCCAGCAAAACGGAGAGTATTATCAGGTCCGTTTTGAAGGCGACAGCCTGTGCGTTGTGAAAAAGGGCGTCAACAGCGACACGGTGATCATTAAAGGCGGATCAAACCTCATATCCGCGTCCACGACGGAGAGCGTCCTGGACATGGTGAACCAGGTGCAGATTGTTGACAGCACCGGCCAAGTCCTCAAAACCGTGAAGAATGAGACCTTCATCAAGCAATACAGGCTGCTGCAGCGGCAGCTTAAACAGGCTGCCGGCAGAGATGTTTTGGCAGAGGCGAATAAGCTGCTGGCGGACAACGGAGAGAGCCAGAAGATCACACTGAATAACCTGGGTGACGCCCGATGCATCACAGGCAACGCCGTCATTGTCGAGGAACCGTACACGGGGCTGTACGGTCTTTTTTATATCGACAGCGACGTTCATACCTGGAAAAACGGATTGTATTTTAATAAGCTAATCGTCAACTTCGAGCGCATCATGGATGAGCAGGAGGTCGGCGACCTCGTTTCATGACAACACAAGGAGGATGCCCCGTGGAAGATAACCCGTATTCCACCCTGGCCAGGATGATGAGCGTCAGCGGCGCTCAATTATTGATGTATCCCGGTACTGTCCGGAGCCTGTCGCCGCTTTCGATCTATGTTGAAGGCGTTGAGCTGTCGGGCCCGGAGCTGATGGTGAACGCCGCGTTGCTGCAGCATGAGGGTGCAGTTACCCTGTCGGGCTTGTCCGGTTCGCTTTCCGGCATGCCGGCCGTGGCAGTCACGGACGGGACCCTGTCCGGCACGGCGGCGCTTACGCCGGCGTTGGCCGTCGGCGATATCGTTCTGCTGCTGACGACGGACGTCCAAATGTTTTATGTTTTATGCAAGGTGGTGAGCGTGTGAGTTTGTTTCCGATAATTCAGCCGCAGACTGCCGCCGTGGACACGGCGTTGCCGCTTTATAAGGAAATCAAGTGGGACTTCACGAACAACAAACCGGTATTTCTGAACGGCATCCCTTATGATGCCGGTGGGGTGCCGGTCACGGTCAACGGCGTGCCTGTGCTCGTCGAGGGCGCGGAAGCGGTTGCTGTGTGGGCGTGGAAGGCCCTTCAGACGCCGCGGCTTCGGTATGAAATCTATTCCTGGTATTACGGCAACGATGCTGTCCTGCTGATCGGAAAGCCGTTCACTGAGGAGTTAAAGAGAGCGGAGGCTGCCCGCCTGATTCGGGAGTGCCTGATCGTCAATCCTTACATCAAGGATGTTGTTGACGTCAGCGTCCTTTTTAACGACGGCTGTCTTTCTGTCTCCGGCAAGCTGAAAACTGTTTATGGGGAGGTGCCTGTCAGTGTTTGAAGGGATTACGCCCGAATATGTCAAGGCCGATATTATCAGCCGGGTCAGCGCCGATATTGATACCCGGGAGGGCAGCTTTGTCCGCGATATGATCAGTGCCGCCGCTTTGGAGATCGCCAAGGTGTATCAGTCGCTGGACGCGGTGGTGCCGATTGCGTTTGTTGACGAAACGAGCGGGGAGTTTATTGACAAAAGGACCGCCGAGTACGGCATCACGCGTAAACCCGGCGCGAAGGCGACAGTCACCATGAATTTCACCGGCACGGACGGCACGGTGATACCGGCGGGTAAGGTATTCCTGACGGCAACGGGCCTGCAGTATGAGACGAACGAAGCAGTCACTGTCACCGGCGGCACGGCCAGCGTGACGGCGACGGCCGTGGAGATCGGGGCGCAGTACAATGTGGACGCCGGTGCGATTGCGATTCAGCTGAACAGCCTGAGCGGGTTGGCCAGCTTTTCAAACCTGGCGGCGGCGAACGGCACGGATGCCGAAACAGATACGGCGCTGGTACGCCGTTTAGCCGACTTTCTAAAGAATCGGGGTACCTCCGGCAACGCCGCGGATTACCGTCAATGGGCGATGGCCGTTGAAGGCGTCGGAGGCGCGAAGGTTGTTCCGATATGGGACGGGCCCGGTACCGTGAAGGTCCTGCTCATGGGCGCCGACGGCGGACCGGTAGAATCTTCCGTTGCTACGGCCTGCGCCGCGGCTATTGAAACGGCGCGGCCCATCGGGCCGACAGTAACCGTCCTGAGCGCCGTTGGCCTTGATATCGATGTGACGGCCAATGTCGATATTGAAGGGACAACCCTCGCGGATGTCAAAACGGCGTTTGAAACTGCACTGGATGCGTATCTGAAGGACGAAGGCGCTTCGGAGACACCTGTCATTGCTTACTATAAGATTGCCTATCTCCTGATGGCTGTCCGGGGCGTGACCGATATCGTCTCACTGACGGTCAACGGCGGGACGGTCAATGTATCCGTGGACGACGATGAGGTGCCGGTCCGGGGAACGGTGGTGATCAGCTGATGCCGCTTGTCGATCTGCTCCCGGAGTTTTATAAGGGCGTCACGCCTGTTGAAAAGCTGCAGGAGGCTTTCGATTACTGGATTGACAGGTTGAAAGCCGACAGGGATGCGCTGCTCCTGCAGCTGAACGTCCATACGGCAGGCTGGGGGCTTGCCTTGTGGGAACAGCAGCTTGGTTTGCCAACCGATGCGACGAAAAGTGAAGAATTCCGACGCACCAGGATCCTGAGCAAGCTGCGCGGCGCGGGTACAACGACCAAGGATATGGTCAAAGCGGTTGCGGAGAGCTTTTCCAATGGCCTGGTCGATGTCATCGAGCATCCGCCGGAGGAATTCGCGTTTGACATCAAGTTTGTCGGTACCATCGGTATCCCGCCGAACATTGACGACCTGACCGCAGCGCTCAATGACATAAAGCCGGCGCACCTGGCCTATGTCTACGTCTTTATCTTCATGACCTGGGACGAATTCGATACCTATAACAAGACCTGGGCCGTCTGGGACGCGTTGAATATGCCCTGGGCTGATTTTGAAATTTACAGGGAGTGATAACATGCCGGCCGTAAACAGAACCGATCATTATGACCTCAATCAATGGCAGGAAAACGAATATCCGAAACGGCTTGATTTTGTCGAAGATAACACCAAGATCGACGCCGCGCTCTTTGCTAAACTGGATAAAACAGGCGATGGCTCAGACGTGACGGCCGCTTTCACGCAGGCGGCAACCAGGACGAGCATCGCCACCGGAGAAAAACACTCGGTGCTATTCGGGAAAATCATGAAGTGGCTTGCCGATCTCGGGGGCGCGGCGTTTAAAAACATCGGTACCGGAGCGGGTGACGTGGCGGCGGGAGATGCGCCGGCAGCGGCGGTATCTGGTCACGCTGCGGATGCTGCCGCGCATGCGGCATTGTTCGCAGTAAAAGCACCGCTTGCATCTCCGGCACTAACCGGCAATCCGACGGCGCCCACGCAATCGCCTGGGAATAACAGCACCCGGCTTGCTACAACGGCTTATGTGATGGCGGCCATCGCGGCGCTGCTTGATTCGGCACCGGGCGCGCTCGACACTCTTAATGAGCTGGCGGCAGCCCTTGGAGACGATCCGAACTTCGCCACAACGATGGTTAACGCGTTGGCTGCGAAAGCGCCGCTTGCTTCGCCGGCCTTTACCGGGAACCCGACAGCGCCGACGCCCGACAGCGGCGATAATGATACGAGCGTCGCAACAACCGCTTTTGTACAAAATTTGATATCCAACAGATCACGAATAGTAACAGGTTCATATGTAGGCACAGGTAGCTACGGCGCGGGTAACCCGTGTTCTGCGATAATCGGTTTTACACCGAAGCTTTTTATTGTCATGTGGGAACTATATAGCGGTGGCGGGAAAAAAATAGCAATCAATCCCATACCGTCGCTTCAACCTGTTGCGGAGGCTTCCAGCGGCCATGAGTGCGTTATATCATGGGGGTCTACGACAAGCTGGTATCACAACAGTTCTGTGTCAGATCAGATGAATATAAATGGAAGTACTTTTTATTGGGTGGCCATCGGATAAGGAGAGTATATGACAATTGTTAAACTGACACCAGACAGCAACGGAGCTCATAAAAACCAGACCAGCAATATATCAGTCCTTCCTGAAGGTTGGGCTATTGTACCCGATAATCTCATCTCTGCATGGGAGCTGTACAAGCCCTTCGTGACTATCTCGCTGGACGATGGACAAATTGTCGGTATCGAGGACAACCCCGAAGCTCGTGCGGCTTGCGAGTCTGCACAGCCGGCGCCGCAGATGGATCCTATTCTTGAAATCAAGCTGGCTATTGCCGAGTTGGCGGAAGCAATGGCCGCCATGAACGGAGGAACATAACATGGTGAAGTTATACTATGATCTCATTCAGGCCGGGCTGCGCACGATTCAGATGGTTCCGCCTCGCTGGCGCGCCGAGGTTCAAGCGCTGCTTGACGCCGACAACCAATAACCGCCTCCGGGCGGTATTTTATTTGAGGGGGTACTATTATGCCAAAGAAACAATACGGCGTAACCACCGGAGGCAACACAAAGCAGTATTTCTTTCATACAACAGATGATAAATCTATATACCCAACAGCTGACGAGTGCGGACCGGGCAGCAGCATTCTGTTGAAGGATGCCGAAACAAAGACGATCGTCGGCTCTCTGATCTTCGACGGCACCGACTGGAATACCGTCTGGAACAGCACGGAGGTATAAGCATGGGTAATGATGCATTAGTATTTGCGGCTTTGGGCGAAGCAGCGAAAGCAAAGAAATCAATTAGCGAATTGGGTGCCAAGACGGTTTCTTTCGGCGACGTCACCGTGACGAATAACATCACTGGTGATCTTCGGTCTACTACTACAGGATGGTCGGCGGTCAACTCTACAATTGCCACCTTTGGCGGCGTAATGACAATTACCGGAAATGGCACGCACATATCTCCGAGGGCCTGGTTTGGCTCCGCCATGACAACCCCAATGTTCAGAAAAGCATATATGTCCTGTAAGTTTCGCGTCACAAACGCAGACGCAGTTTCAATGACATTGATGCTATACCGTGAAGGTAGCGCAGAAATATGCTCAAAGATTGTCAGCGCCCCTATTGCAAACCAATGGTATACCGCAAGTGCTATTTTTTGTGGATTTCCAGAACTAACAGGTACAATCAGGCTATATGTAAAGGCTACATACGCTGATGAAGCGTCGTCAAACACCAAGGTCCAAGAAGTTAAAGACGTTATCCTTGTTGATCTGGGAGTGTCTGGCAATGATCCACTGTATTACTACACCGTAGACGAGCTTGACGAGCTGTTCCCGGCGTGGTTTTATACGAAAACGGTACAATATTACAAAGATAACTACATTGCAAAGATAAACCCGTGGTACGATAAGCGCCTTATAATCCTTGGCGCTAGTAACGACTTTGCGAAAGACCCGGTTACAACGTTGCGTATTTACGTCCCTCGCGGTGCTTCTGCCGCAAATTTATTGAAAATGCGTCACGTGAGCTACAGTATCAGTGGTTCAACAAACGCGGTTAAGGAAGCTAGCCCAACAGAAAATACGCCATATGTGACGCGGTTTTCCGACATGACGGACGACGCCGACATTGTGGTTGTTATGCTTTCCTCAAATGATTGGCAATACGATTGGACACCACTCGGAACAGATGCAGACCGCACAAATTTTACCCTATACGGGGCGCTGCATAA